AATAAAAAATAATATGAGTGAAGAATATATTGAAGAAACATTAGAATATACTGATGATGAAAGAATGGATAATAGTATATATGATTCTATTGTTAGTAAACCGGTTGAAGAAGAAAAAAAAGATTTAGACATTCCTTCTTGTTGGAGTAATTTAAAAAATAATGAATATGCTCCAGCATACCCAACTGTACCAAAAGTACCTGCCGGCGTTTATGAAATTGGATGGAACAGCAGTCTATCAACATATACAGTTAAGAAACAACCTTTCAAAACAGATGAGTTATACCATTTACCATCATATGAAATCACGGACATCTTAAAAGATATTGATAATTTTTGGAATAGAGCGGACAACTACAAGAAGTATAACTACATCCACAAAAGAGGAATTTTGATGTATGGTGAACCAGGTTGTGGTAAGTCAGGTATTATCCAATTAATATCACAACAAATAATTGAAAAAGATGGTATTGTAATCAATGTTAAAGATGAAGAAGATGTTGAAAGGTTTACATCATTTATTGCAACATTTAGAAAAGTTGAACCTAATAGACCACTTATTGTTTTATTAGAAGATATTGATTCACTTGCCGGTGAAGGAAGACATCAGACCGCCAGATTATTAAACATCCTTGATGGTGTAAAACAAATTGAAGGTGTTGTTTATATTGCAACAACAAACTATCCGGAGAAGTTACAAGAAAGAATTACAAATAGACCATCTCGTTTTGATAGAAGATATAAAGTGGAACTTCCAAATGAAGATATTAGAAGAGCTTACATTGAACACAAATTAAGTGAGGATGATTTAAAAGGTATTGATATTGAGGAGTGGATCAAAAAAACAGAAGGAATGTCTTTATCGCACTTAAAAGAAGTTGTAATTTCTGTTATTGTTATGGGTAGAACTTTTGAAGAAACAATTGATAATCTTGAAGGGTTGAAAAAAACACCAACAATTAAAGGATCCGGCACTGTTGGATTTGGAAAATAGAAAAAATAATATTAATTTTGTAAAATGAATAAAGAATTTGTACCTTATGAGTTGGCAGTTAAACTAAAAGTACTTGGATTTGATGAACCTTGTTTTGGATATTTTGATTGTGAAAGAGACTTTCAGTTTATACCTAACAAACAAAAGTTTCTTGTTTGTGAAGTTACAAGACCAACATTCTCACAAGCATTTAGATGGTTTAGAGAGAAGTTTAATATTTATACCATTATCCTTCCTAGTTATGCTGATGATAAAGTTGTTAAAGATAGATTTTTTTATGAAATAGCTAATGGTAGAAAATTAAATCAGGAATTAAACTATCATAACACCTATGAAGAAGCAGAACTTGCTTGTCTTACCAAGCTGATTGAAATTATAGAATCTAAATCAGAATAAGATGTCAAAATATATAAAAGTAACCTGGGAGTGTGGACATTGTAACAAAGTACACGAATCATCTTCAAACAAAAGATGGGATATGCAAGTTTGTGAATGTGGACAAAGTGGTTACGATTTAGAAGAACATTATTCTAGAACTATGGGTGATGTTAGAATAATTAAAGAAGAAATTTTAAATAAATAAAAAATGGGAACAAGTCAGATTATAATGTTAGTATTGTTAAGTGTTAACTTACTATTAGGGGCATATCTTCACGGAAAAGAAAAAACAGGGAATTACAGTTTTTGGGCTACATTAGTTAGTGTTGCTGTTTATTTTACATTACTTAAAACTGGTGGTTTTTTTAATTAATATGAGACATCACGCAAACTTTTATACAAATAGATTAGCCAAAGAGTGGTTGAAAAATGGTAAGATTATCATAGCTTGTGATCTTGATGATACAATCATTCCTTACAACGAAGAAATAAAAGACAACTGTAAAAAAATGGTTGATTTAATTTTGGAGTGTCAAGAAGAAGGAATATACTTTTTGATAAATACTGCAAGAAGTAAGGATCAATTACAGAAAGGAAAAGAACAAGTTGAATCTCTGGGTATTGTTGTTCACGGGGTAAATGAAATGCACCCAGAATGGAATAGACCTTATGGTATTAACGGAAAGTTATATGCAAACATCTTCCTTGATGACCGTGGTGGATTTTGGGATGCTTACTGGACTTTACTAAACGCATTAACTATTGTTAAAATAGAAAGAAAAAATGGGTATAAGGATGAACAACAATCATAGAACAGACGCAGAGTTTGAAAGTTTCCTTGAAAAAATCGGGGGACTTCAAAGGGCATATAGAATTGACAAAGGACCAATCCTTAAACGAAATCAATTTAATATTGGTAATGGTTGGTTGGGTATTGTACAAAGATTATTTGAAGTTCTAATAAAACTTGGATGGGATAAAAGTTTTGTCAATATAAAAGAAAAGTTTGGAGGTATGAGTATATTTTTGGATAACCTACCAGAAAATGGATTTCATTTTGTTATTGAAGCTGAAAGAGAAACATTCCAAGTTTGTGAAGTGTGTGGTGAACCTGGAGAACAACATAAAATTAATGGTTGGGTTTATACACTTTGTGATGAACATAGAGATGATAAACTTTATGTTGAATATGAAGGAAAAAGATACTTAAAAAAACTTATGGAACCAATTAAAAACGGTGACATTTACTTTAACGCACTAACAAATACAATTGAAATGTGTCAGACTGATAACTTTTTTGATCCCTGGTCATTAAAAGTTATTGAAGTTATAAAAAATTATGATTAAATTTTGTTATGGAAACTGAAATTGAAAGATTAAACAAAATGAGAGAACGAATTATTGAAAAAGCAGAAAAAATTAAACCAGATTTTAAACCACCAAAACAAGATTTGGGTGACGACGGTTACAAACCGATGACATTTACAATTTACCCAAATGAAAGTAAAATACTAAACGAATGGATGGGACATATTTATGGTGTTTACGGTATGTATGGTAATTTTGAATATAAGTTTAAATCTACTGGTGGATTAGGATATGAAATTTGGGTTTATAGTGATTTAGCAGAAACCGAAATTAATTTAACAAAAGATGTTGACTATTAACTGACATTTTTACTTGATAAACTGACAAAATGTCAGTATTTACTACAAAAAAACTCAAAGGTATAAATTTTGCAATACCTGGCACGACTAAAGTCATAATAAATAAAATAAAATAAATAAATGGGAAAAGTAATTGGAATTGATTTAGGCACAACAAACTCTTGTGTCGCAGTGATGGAAGGTAAAGAACCTGTGGTTATTACCAACAATGAAGGAAAAAGAACAACACCGTCCGTTGTTGCTTTCATCAAAGATGGTGAAAGAAAAATTGGAGACCCGGCTAAAAGACAGTCGGTAACTAATCCAGAAAAAACGGTTTACTCAATTAAAAGATTTATGGGGTCATCCTATAATGAAACAAAGAGTGAAACCGGTAAAGTACCTTACAAAGTTAAAAAGGGAACTAATAACTCAACTAAAGTTGAAATTGACGGAAAAGATTTTTCACCTCAAGAAATTTCTGCTATGGTTTTACAAAAAATGAGACAAACCGCAGAAGATTATTTAGGTGAGACTGTAACAGATGCTGTGATTACAGTACCTGCGTACTTTAATGATTCTCAAAGACAAGCAACAAAAGAAGCAGGTCAAATTGCTGGTTTAAATGTTTTGCGAATTATTAACGAACCTACAGCGGCCGCTCTAGCGTATGGTCTAGACAAAAAACAAAAAGATATGACAATTGTTGTATTTGACTGTGGTGGTGGTACTCACGATGTATCTATCCTTGAATTAGGTGATGGTGTATTTGAAGTTTTATCAACTGATGGAGACACACATTTAGGTGGTGATGATTTTGACCAAGTTATTATTGACTGGTTAGCTAGTGAGTTTAAAGAGGAACAAGGCATTGATGTTGCTAAAGACCCTATGGCACTCCAAAGGCTAAAAGAAGCCGCAGAAAAGGCAAAAATTGAACTATCATCAACACAATCTACTGAAATTAATTTACCATATCTTATGCCAGTTGATGGTATTCCAAAACACTTGGTTAGAAATCTTACAAAATCTAAATTTGAACAATTAATTCAACCACTTGTTGATAGAACAATTGATCCTTGTAAGTCCGCATTGAAAAATGCAAAAATGACAATAAATGATGTGGATGAAATAATTTTAGTTGGTGGCACAACAAGAATCCCAGCAATTCAAGAGGCGGTAAAAAAGTTCTTTGGTAAAGAACCATCTAAAGGTGTTAATCCAGATGAGGTTGTCGCTCTTGGTGCCGCAATTCAAGGAGGTGTTTTAGCTGGTGATGTTAATGATGTATTACTATTAGATGTAACGCCACTTTCATTAGGTATTGAAACAATGGGTGGAGTATTTACAAAACTAATTGATGCTAACACAACAATCCCAACAAAAAAATCTCAAGTGTTCTCAACGGCAGTTGACAATCAACCATCAGTTGAAATCCACGTACTTCAGGGAGAACGTGCAATGGCTAGAGATAACAAAACGATTGGTAGATTTCATTTAGACGGAATTCCACCATCAATGAGAGGTGTTCCACAAATTGAAGTAACTTTTGATATTGATGCAAATGGAATTATTAATGTGTCAGCACTTGATAAAGGAACAAACAAACAACAAACAATCAGAATTGAATCATCTTCTGGTCTTTCACAAGAAGAAATTGAAAGAATGAGACAAGAAGCTGAAGCAAATGCCGAATCAGATAAAAAATTGAAAGAAGAAGCCGAACTTTTAAATTTAGCAGACTCAACAGTTTTCCAATCTGAAAAGTCAATGAAAGATTTGGAGGATAAATTAACCGAAGAACAAAAAAATGAATTAAATGAGTTAATCTCAAATTTAAAAACTTCATACGAAAGTAAAAATATGGACGAAATTCAACCTAATATTGATAAGTTGAATAATAAATTCCAGGAAGTTACCCAAAATTTATATTCACAGACAACAGAAAATGATGGTGATAATCTTTCTGATGTAGAATTTGAAGAAGTTTTGTAATTTAATTTGACTTATTAAAATAAATTTTATATAATTAATTAAAAAAAAATATGACACTAAAACAAGCTTTAAAATTAAAAAACAAATTAGTTCAAGAGTTAAATGAACTAACAAGTAGGTTACAAAATAACAATTCAATAATTGAGGGTAACACAAGAGATTATTCGGCTAAAGAAACTTTAAGCCAACTTTATACAAAAGTTGATGAATTAACTTACATCAAAACTAAAATTCAGAAGGCTAATTTTGAAGTTTTTGATAAAATATTTCTTTTATCTGAATTAAAATCGTTAGTTTCAAAAATGAAAGGTCTTGATTGTACTAACGGTGCTGCTGTTGATTATTATTCTCGTAGAATGGAAACTCCACTTATTAAACATTCTGAAATAAGTGTTGTGGAAAGAGATAGTGAGATTAAGTTTTTGGAAAACCGAATTGACCAAATCCAGGATGAACTTGATCACTTTAATGCAACAACAGTGATTGAGGAATAAACTAAATGGTGGAACGTTAGTGAATCATACTTTTAACATACAACTTCAAAATTCTTGAGACGATGGTAGATTATGATTTGTATTCAAAAGTTCAAAGTTGAAACACTCAACAGTATTTTAAGTCAAATATTAAAACTCATTATATATAAAAGTTGAATCATTGACTTCCACCTACCCCAATCGTTATGGTTGGGGTTTTTTAATATGACTGAAAAACAAGAAAGATTAGTAAGAAAATTTTTAGACACCCATTTTTCTAATTTAGACCTTAGCGAGACTAGAAAAAAAACACATCAAACGTTATCTAGAAACAAAGGTAAAACTCATATTTTTTTAATAGAGAAAGAACTAAAAGAGGTTTATGTAAATTCTAAAATTGTTATAGACCCAATTTTAAATATGTTTAATACGGATTACACAGAAACATATGATTTTGTAAAAAATTGGTTATTAGAAAAATATAATATAGAATCAGAAGAAATTATTGGTGCTAAGATGATTATTTAAAATTTTTATCTTATATTTGTATTTATGAAAATATTATTTTTAGATAACGACGGAGTTATATGTCTATCCAATAATTGGGGCGGACGAACAAAAAAATGGGCAAATTATCGCAGCGCTAATCCAGATAGTAGTAAAGAAAAAAAAGACGCACCTGTACAATATCGTTTTGATGATTTTGACACAAAGGCCGTTAAAGTTCTTAATGAAATATTAGAAGAAACTGGTTGTGAAATTGTGGTATCTTCAGATTGGAAATTACATGCAACATTAGAAGAACTTGGTGAATATTACGAATCACAAGGTATATTAAAAAAACCGATTGCATTAACACCAGATTTAAAAAACTGTACAGTGCACGGTAATTTATTTATATGGTCACCAAGATGGGAGCTTGAACAAATACGAACTATTGAAATTAAACAATACCTTCACGATCATCCTGAAGTAACACATTGGGTTTCTGTTGATGATTTAAAAATGGGTAAAATCGGCGAACCTTGGAAAGATGAGTGGGCAATTGACAATTTTGTTTTAACACCAAAATCTAATGAAGGTATTAAACAATTAGGGGTAAAAGAAAAAATATTGAAATTTTTATTAGATTAAAATTATGAAATACGAAACAATAGATATTAGAATTTTTGATAAATTTAGAAATCAAAGTTATTATCCGGTTATATCTCAAGAAGCAATTGACCACGTTAGAAATAATATCAAGACAGAATTAAAATGTTCACCAGTCCAGGGTATTGGTGTCTTTACAATAAAAGACATTAAAAAAGGTGAGCAACTATTACCATTATGGCAAGGCGAAACTATGTTATATGCAATACCTATAACCGAATTCAAAACATTTGATGAAAAAGTACAAGAAATTGTGAATAGATTTTTTATTTCAAAAGACATTAAAGATTATGTCTTTGTAAGACTCATTAAAGACGTAAATTTTGTTACATATAATAATGTTTATTTTAATAGTTGTTATCCAGATTTAGAAAAACAAAATGTGAATAACCAGGGAATTGCACTTAAAGATATAAAAAAAGGGGAAGAATTACTTGATGATTATTTTGGAAATTTTTAAGTTATGAAAAATATAAATCAAATATTCAAAGGAAATGAACACCTAATGGATTTGAATCCAGTGGAAGAATTAATTGAATACACTCAAGAACTTGAAGGACAAGTATTAGAAAGAAAAATTGAAGACACATATGATAAAGAACATATGTTAAAAATAATGTTGTCGGATATTCTCTCAAGTTGTAGGGAATATGAAGAAAACAAAATACTTGAAGATAGATACCCAGACTTATATGAAAAAGTTGACGCAGATTCTTTAGTTAAAAATTTAAAAGATTATATTTTAGATATGAATTTTATGAATAATTTAGGATTATGAAAAAAAGAGTTTATTTAATAGATATTGATGGAACTGTGTGTGATGACATAAAAAATGAAGACAGTTATTTATATAAGGATGCAAAACCGTATGAAGGTTCAAAAGAGGAGATTAATAAACTTTACGACGATGGAAATAAAATAGTTTTTTTTACTGCCAGAGAATATAAAGATAAAGGAATAACTCTTTCCTGGTTATGGAGACACGGATTCAAATTTCACGACCTTATAACGGATAAACCTAGATGTTCGGAGGACGAAGAATATGTTTGGATTGATAATAAACCTGTAAGAGGTATAACATATAAAGGCGAATGGAAACCGATTGTTGAAACTAAAAACCAAGAAGTTGAAACATTATTAAATTTTAAAAATTAAAATGACAAGAAAAGTAAAATTGTTCATCGTAGATGAAAAACCTTATTTGGTTTCACTTGACCAAATTGCTGTTGGTGATACTGTTGTGGTAACTGTCGGTGGACAATATCCTTCTGTTGTTAAATGCGAAAATGAACAAATATTTGAGTTAATAACAAACAGCAAATTGACTTTGACAAAACCTTTCAAGGTAGTTATGGAACCAGATAAAATTACATTAAATGAAGATCAAATAAATAAACTTACTGAAGGTGATGGGGTATTAGAAATTGTGGAAGAAAACGGTGTAATAACATTTAATTTATGATTTTAATAGAAAAAATTTTATTTGTTTTATTACTTGTTGTTGTGCTTGCAATACCTATAGAACTTTATATTAGAAAAAAGAAAGGAGAAAAAGATGAATGATGTTTTAATTGAGACTCCAAAAGGTGTTGGAAAACTAGATAATATTTATGTTTCAGAACTTGGATTTTTAATGGTTAAAATTGCATTTGAAGATGGTACATACACCGGGTATAATCTAGGAAAACATAATCCTATAGAAAATATTTTTACAAAAGAATTATTTAAAGATGAATTCGTTGGACTTACACGGGATTAAACATTCTGAAGTACAAATAATTTTAGACCAATTCCTCTGGGAAAATATAAAAAAAAATCAAAAAGAAGTTGCGGTCATTACTGGTCTTAGTGACCAAATGAAAAATATTGTTAGAAATTGTGTTGATGATTACAATATGATTTGTCAAGAAGAATATTTAAATCCAGGAAAATTTATAATAAAACTTGTGTGATTAAAAAAGTTATTGTATATTTGTCAAAATAATTAAAATGACAGATAGAAAACAACATCTTTTATCACAAGAATTTGAAATGACATTTACTCAAGACGCTGACTGTTGTGATAATAAAGATCAATTCTTAACAATTAAAACTCAAAATGGTGGTGGTGGTGATTTTTATATTATAGAAACAGAAAGATGGGCATTTGATAATATACCAGAACTTGTTACTACTTTAATGAGATTTTACACAAAACACAAGTTAATTAAATCAAAAGAATTAGAATGAAAGAATTATCAGAAAATGAGTTGTTACAACTGGCTCAATCAGAAGTAAAAAAAATGGATATACATCTTTGGTCACAAATGGTAATTGTTATTTTAATTATAACTCAAGTTATTTTTGTGTTTGCCCAAATAATTTCTGGTTGGACATATTTTTTTATGTGGATAGCTCTTATGATATTGTATTTTATTCATAGATTAAAAGTAAAAAAATCAGAAATAAAAGTCCAAGAAATTTTGGATGAATTAACAAGTAGAGGATTATGAAAATTTTAAGTTTAATTTTATTATTACTATCTTTGTCTAGTTGTTCAAATTGGATGTATAAAGACATTGAATATGAGCGTTGTGAAAACCTAGAAAAGATACACGTTCATTTATATCACCACGATAGTTGTGAATGGTATTGTTTGAATATGGAAGAAGGACAATATACAATTGAAGATAAATTTAGAATCAAGTATAAAACAGATAAAAGAGGAAAAATAAAAAAAGTAAAATTAGTAAAATGACAGAAAAAGAAATAATACTTTTGGGTCTCAAAAGTGAAGAAATTAAAGAACACGATGAAGACGAATCTTACTATTATGTTTTAGATATTGTTGATGGGCTAACATTTATAACACCAACAAATGAAGACATTAAAGATGGTAATTGGTATGTTGAATTTTTCAATACGGATCCATCTGTAAGATTCTACGAGTTCGGAGAAGTCCAAGGACTAATAAACCAACTAACAAAGGCAATTGTAAATGGAAAATAAAATACCAACACACGACCCACAAACAGGTGAATTGAATCCGTACTATGAAGAACTAACTGGAGAAAGAAATCCATTATTACCAGAAGAAGAAATAGCTATACCAACATTTGATATGAAACAGTTGGTTGGTAAACAATTTAAATACAAAGGACAATACGGGCTATCAACCTGGACTGATAAAGTAAAAGCAATTAGGTCACATCATAGTGTACATTTTGATGTACCACTTGATTTTGAAGTCCCAAAAGAAGGTGAACCATTTAAAGCTCAACAATTTAAAATAATTGGTATGAAATATAAGTTTTTTGTTGTGTCAGAAAGAAGCGAACAAAATTATGAATTTGAAGATTGTATTTTTTTATTAGATTAAATTATAAATTATGGCAAAAATAGATGAGTTAATCCAAAAGTACCCAAAGGTGAGTACTGCGACTGTAAGAATTTTTAACGAATTGGACACAACACCAACAAAAAAGTATTTACCGTATTTATTCCAGACCTGGAACAAAAGAAACTCAATTAGAAATTTTAATTGGTCTTCCAGACAATTAGCAACCTGGGTTATGGCATTTGATAGTCTATTGCCTTATATTGAAAATAAAGACATTTATAGTAAAGACTATCTAGATTTGTTTTTTTTAAGAGATGTTGTTACAAAAGCTGAAGAAACTAAACAAGAAAAATTGTTTATCAAAGAAGACCACGTAAAAGTGATTTTAGAAAATGATAATTTTTTTATTATTAGACCATTAACAATTGAAGGATCAATTAAATATGGTGCTGGAACTAAATGGTGTACAACGATGAAAGAGTATTGTTATTTCAAAGATTACACCAATAGTAATTATTTGTATTATCTCATTTCTAAAAAAGAAAGAAATTCAAATTATAATAAAGTTGCTATACTAACTGAAGGGAAAAAAAATATAATGTCTGGATCCATAAGATTTTGGAATGAAAAAGATATAGAAATTAATGAAAACACTGTTATAAACAACAATTGGTCTTTTTATGAACTTTTTGAAATCATTACAACAATAAGAACACATTCATATGAATTGTCAATTATTCACCAAGCAAAAAAAGATGTTGACAATGTTATTCACAAATTACAGTCAATTAATTTTGAAGAATTGATGAAAAAAATAGAATTATTAAACATTGATGGAAAATCTGGTGATGAATATAAAGAAAAACTAGATAGTGTTTTAGATTCATTAATAAATAAAATAAATTAATAATTTGATGATTTGAAATTTAATTTGTAAATTTGAAGAAAAAAAAATGAAGTATTTTAAATTAGTCTCATTATGGATATTGTTTATTTGGTTAAACACACTTTTTGGTGAGTACGTGGTGAGCAGAGAGGTTAATGGGTCCTTACAACTTTTAAGTTTCGTTGGGTTGTTAGGAGTCCTTATGTATGTAATAAACGAAACAATTAAATTTTTAACAAAAAACAAAACAAAATGATTAGTGGATTAATTTTTATTTTAGGATTAGTAATTGCAGGATTTATCGCATTTACAACAAGAGGTAGTATGTATACCATAACAGAGGACAGATATGGTGACAGAAAGAATTTTAACATTTCCTGGTTATACAAACCGGTCGGAATATTTCTTTTAGGTTTAATTGTATCTTCAGTCCAACCATTCGCACTTGAAAGAGTTGATGCGGGTCACGTAGGTATCAAAGTTAATCTAACCGGAGACAAACGAGGTGTATCAAGTTACGAATACAAGACAGGTTGGGTAATGTATAATACCTGGACGGAACAGATGTTAGAGTTTCCAACATTCCAACAACATATTGAATACAAGGATCAAACTGTGATTACAAAAGGTGGATTTGCGGCAACAATTAAACCATCATTCAACTACTCACTTAAACCAACAGCAATTGGTAATATGTTTGAGAACTTGAGATTGGACATTAAACAAATTGAACAAGGATGGTTAATGAATGCGATTGTTAGTTCGGTAAATGACGTGGCAAATAAGTGGGAGGTTGATGCAATCTTTAATAAACGAGAAGAATTTGAGGCTGCAATTGTTGCGGAGTGTAATAAAAGATTATCTAAATGGTTTGAAGTATCACAGTTGAGAACTAATATCATACCACCAGCATCATTACAAAAAGCGATTGAAGGTAAAACAAAAGCGGTTCAAGAAGCACAAGCAGCAACACAACGTAAATTAGTAGCAGAAGCCGAGGCTCAAGAAAAAATTGCAATTGCAAAAGGTGACTCCGCAAAAGTTATTATTGACGCACAAGCATTGGCACTTGCTATGAAAATTAAACAAAAAGAGATTACACCTTTGTATGTAGAATATTTGAAAGCGCAAAGTTGGAATGGGGTGCTACCTACAACAGTTGCTGGTAGTACTGGAACATTCTTAAACATTAAATAAGATAGGTCAAGAACTAAAATTAAATCCTCACTTTTAACAGA